AATGTTGACATTTCTGCTTCATAAGGTATCATACCTAATAAGCCATCTCTATTTTTTTCTACATGTAATGCTAATAATCCTATAGGATTTTCACCACAATATTTATCAGTTATCCCATATAAATCATTAGGTCTTTGTAACATCATTACTACATGTGCATCTTGACCAATACTATCACCACCAAACAGATCTGTTAGTAATGGCTGATATTGAGCTTTAGCACGATGTTCTTGTTCTATATTTCTATTAAGCTGAGATAATAATATATTTATAGTTCCCATTTTAGCTTGTAACCACATACAACCTTTAGATACTTCATTAAGTTTTTGTAATTCATGTTCTTTCTCACTTAATATTAATCTAGAATGGTCAAATACATTAATAATAGTATGATCGGGTTTTTTATTTGTAATGTTTATATTAGCATTTTTAATAAATTCCATATTTCTAGGTACATTATTAAAATATATAGGGTAATGAGCATACTTCAAAACTTCTTGTTTAAATTTTTCATATGACTCTCGTTCTAATTTCTGCTCTACAGATAATAACTCGCTTACTTGTTTGTTTGTGCCTTTAGAACCAGCACGCATAATTTGCTGATAGCCAGGCATCTCAAAGCTCCAATATAATACTAATAATTTTTTATCTTTATTGTTATCTAATAAATCAAATATTAATTGATTACTAAATGCTGATTTACCTACACCTGGTCGTCCTGCAATTACATACATTTTACCTGGTTGTAGTCCTCCTAATAAATTTTTATTTAATCTAAACCATTTAGTAGGATATACTTTTCTTTTTCCTTTCATTCCATCTGTTACTTGATGTAACGATGCGCTAATAGCTTTATTTATACTTTTAAAGCCGTTGTCTTTAAAGGGATCTTGTAATTCTGGTGGTAGTTTCTCTTGTGTCATTTTCATCTAAGTTTTCATACTTTTCCCAAGTATGGTTATTAATCCATGTTTCTAAATTTTGTAAATACCCAAGGTTATCTCGCTGTATCCGTAATTGATTGTCTAAACATTTCATTATATGTTTATGTTTATACAATTTATCACCTACTATCTTCTTATACCTTATTTTACATTTTAGATTAGCTTTCGCATCTGGATCCTTAGCATGAAGAACTCTAATGCCTCTACCAGGAGAGGTAACTTTTATAGGATATGTACCAATAAGTTCAGCAAACATCCGATCAAAATCAGAAGAAAAGAGATCTATAAACTCTTGTCTAATAAAATGTTGATCAGATGTTTCACCTAACTTAATATATCCCTCAGTTTGTAATCTGTCTAAATTTGGTTTAAGATTAAGATTGGGTATATAACTATATTCTTTTTTATATAATAAATATAAATAAAGAAAATCATCTGCAGACATTCCTGTCTGTTTTAAAATTTCAAAATCTATGTCTACTTTCATTGGCAGTAAAAGGTTATAAAAGAATAATTTATACTCAAGCCTAAACTTGGTACAAATATAATATTATTTTTCATAGTATACAAATTTTTTAAATATTATTTCCAGGTAATGTTTTTAAGACTTTTAACTGCATTCTTTAGCCACTTTTCTTCTTGAGAATCAGCAACATACAATATTATAATCTCTCCAACCTTACCTTCTTTAAATCTAATTAATCTACCTACACGTTGTATCATAGATAAAGATTTACTAGTAATTCCACATATTATACCCATATTAGCATCAGGTACATCAAAGCCTTGGTTAAGTGCTTTAGTAGAACAAAGTACATTTATTGCACCATCTCTAAAAGATTCTAATGCAGTTTCTTTCTGTTTCTTAGTCTTCTTAGAATGATAAGACATTGCATCAGGAGCTATAGAATCACATAATCTATCTGTAAAATCATTAGCACCACCAAACACAAGTATTCTCTTATCTTTGTTAGCTTTATAAATGTTTGCAAATGTAGTTATTTTATTCTCTGCAAAGTCTACAATTTGCTTCCGCATTCTAATAGCCCTGTAAAACATAACAGCTTTTTGCTTGTCTGCACCTGTAGCGCCTTTATTACGCATGATCTGTTGTGCACTTTCAAATGCATTAAACTGACCTAGCATATATTTCCACTGTACAAAACTATTATTAGCTTTCTTATATGCAGCTTTCTCATCTACAGTCAGTGTTACAGGTATACATGTAATATTATAAGGACTAACTATACCTAACTTTACACACTTATCTAGTGTAATCTTGTACGCTGTAGGTGCAATTTTCTCCAATAAATCCCTATATTCTTGTTCTTCTGGTAATGTAGCAGTCATGCACAATAGTTTATCATAAGTATTATACTTAAAAAACTTACGATATTCAGGTGATAAACCTAAATGTATTTCGTCACATACTACTATACTATAATGTAAACCTTTTAGTTTGTATGCAGTCTGATAGCATATAACCTCTACATTAGTGCTATCTACACCCCATTTAGCAAACTCTTCTAAAAACTGCTCTTGCAATTGCACAGTAGGTACAAGTAATAAAGCATCACCTCCACTTTTAAGTGCATATTCTACTGCTAATACACCACACCTAGATTTACCAAAACCAGTACCTGCTATTATACTACCAATATAACCATTAGCAGCCCAGCTGTTAAGAGCTTTCTTTTGCTCTTTATCTCTTATTGTATTTATCTTTTGTGTCACAATGCTTTCCATAACGTTACTGTTCTATTTGTTTGATTATCATAATATGTTCCGTTAGATGTAACCATACCTTTATTAACTAATTCTGTTACTCGGCCTGTTACTCTGTTTATATCCCAACCTAAAACTTTAGCTATATTTCTATTTGTAGCTGGATTAGCAGTCTTAATCGCTCCATAAACTGTCTGTTGCTTCATTCCAACTGTAGGTTTTAATTGCTTTAGAGAATCCACCTGAGTTGTTCTTATTTTTTTCCCATAATTTTTCATATTCTTGTGTTTTTATAAATTGTTCATGTAAATCATTACATCTACGATTTTCATCATACTTATAATGACTAATTAATATTTTATATGGTTCAACTTCACCACTATACTTAAAATAATCATTAAGTTCAATATGGTTAGCTTCCCACAATTTCTTTGCTTCTTGTCTTTGTTTACATTCTACTATAAAATTTCTAACTAATTTCTTATCCATAATATTTAATTTTAATTTACTCCAGGACGGACAAGAGTATTAACTGTTAGTGGCAAAAGCGCCTTTATGTCCGTCCCTTCGCAATACTTATTTTTCCCAACAATCTGCTATAGATACCTCAGCTTTTAATAATCCATTTGTTACAATTTCTTTAGCAGCTTTTTCCATAGTCATTTTCATTAATCTACCCCAACTAGGAGCAAAACTAGACTCACAAACAGTATCTATTTGATCATGTACAGTCATTACTAATTTAACTTGATTTTCTAAATTGTTTTCTTTAATTAATTCACGTAATAGTACTAAAGCACGCTTAGTCATGTCTGCACTAGCTCCTTGTATAGGTGTATTTTTAGATGCTCGTTCAATACTACCAAGCTCCATCATTGATGATTTGTTATTCCAAATCTTTGGATACCATGTACTAAACCATCTCTTCCTATTATATGGAGGAAATGTTTTAATATATCCATATTTCTTCCCATAATTACCTAGCTTATCTAAAAATCCTTTGATTGCTGGGAACTCTTTGAAATATTTTTCGATGAGTTCTTTAGCTCCATCCATACTGATATTAAGAGTATCAGCAAGCTTATTAGGGCCCATCCCATAAGCAAGCCCGAAATTAATAGTTTTGACATTAGTTCTAAGTTTTTTATGTGAAGGACAATTACACTTAGCTTTACGTTTAAGATAAGTGCAATTCTCTTCTCCACTGGTTAACCATTGTTCTCCATATACTAACTCGGCACACGTGGAGTGTAGATCTTGATTATTCTTAAGCGCTTCCATCCAAACTGGATCTTTGCTACCATAAGCTATGACATTTAACTCTTGTGAAGAATAATCAGAACTGACAAAACTCCAACCATCGGGTGCAGTGAAGCAATTCCTATATATATTGTCAGCAGGTATCTGCTGCATATTAGGCTTACTACTACTTACACGGCCAGTATCTAGTATCTGATGAAAATTGGTATGTATTTTATTGTCTGATGATAAGTTTTTAAAGAATGCATCTCCATATGATGTACATAATTTCATTGCTTCTTTATATTTTACATATTTATCTATTAATGGGTATTTAAACCTATATTTATACATTTGTTTACCATTAACATTTTCTAACTTAGGGACAATACACTTAAATACCTCAAGTACTTGTTTAGGGGATGTCCATTTAATATCTATATCTCTAATATTTTCTACAGCTGTAAACATATCTGTTTGTATATACCTAGACACAAAGTGTTTAATTCTATGATCATTTCTAACTATCTCATCTAACTCAGTTTCTAAATTATTTGCTTTATCCATATTAACAGCTTCTATCTTTTTCCATTTCTCTACATCTAAATCTAAACCATTATATTCTATGTCTGCAAATGCTGTAACAGCTTGATTTTCAAGGTCAACTACATTATTTAATTTATATCTATCTATTAATGGGAGTTGATGTTTTCTCACACCTATTAAATACTCTACATCTTTAGCCCCATAAACTATTTGATCCTCTCTAAATGGTTGACCAGTTAATCCAATAAATTGATTTCTTACTTCTTTATTTAACTCAACATTTAAATATTTCTTACATACATCTTTAAGTCCATATTTAATTCCATCTTTACCACAATTTATAACTCTTTCAGTTAAGAATGTATCATAAATACCTTCACATTCTATATTAGCCCACCGCTTAATAAATTTATAATCAAATTTAGCATTATGAAAAATTTTCACGATGTCACGGCTCTCTAATATATTTCTAAGTGGTTCAATATTAACAGCTCTAGTATCTATTACAAACTGCTCATTCTCATCACCTATCTGAAACATAATCATTTTCTTACAAGTGAAGTCAAAGCCCTCAGTTTCTGTATCAACACCTAGTACCTTTTTATCCTCACAATACTTGACCACATCATCAATTGTTCCCAACTGATAATGTGATGCAGGTATTTTAGTATCGCTAGAGTTGTCAACTAGATAAATCATTTACCTCTCATTATTTCCGCTTGCCATTCAGCATGCATTTCAGCTTCATGTTGTATAAATTCATCATAATCATCTTCTGCCTTAGTTATAAGTGACATCATAGCTCTAGCTGTTGCCATATCATAAATTTTATAATTAAATGTAAAAGTTAAATCATCATTTAGTCTTGCATGTTTATATGCATCTTTAAATAGATCTGCTGATCCATCATGCACCATTTCATAAATTTGTTTCATTTTTCCCATAATTATTTATTTTAAATTAATATTTCTTTTCATAATATGTTGTCCCTAGAGTAAACTCTTCAATATTTGAATATTTTTTAGGTTTATTAGGAATACATTGGAATCCAAACATTAACTGAAATCCAATATCTTCAGTTATCATATCAGGAATATCCCATTCTTTTTCTAGTGTTTCTCTTATTATTTTCTCGCCTTTGAATGTAATTTCTTCAAGAACTATTTTGTTCTTTACAATCACAGGACTTTTTTGACCTGCTCGTCCACTTGTTTTGTTCTTTTTCTTAGCCATAAAGTATTTTATTATAAGGTTAACAAATATAACATTTTTATTTATATTATATAAAAATATTTAGTATAAAATAGTAAGAAGGGCACAAAGGCCCCTCTAACTATTCATTACACACAACTTACTTACTCTCCTAATTCTTCTGAATATACTCCAGATTCTACATTAGTCATGACATCTTCAACTTTTGTAGTTACAGACGCAACATCTCCAGTCAAAAATACATGTGGTATTTTAACATCAGTACTTAAATCTTTAGAAAATAAGATTTGATTCTTATTAAAGATATAATTACCGTTATGAAGTATATAATCTCCACCTTTACCACGTCTTTTAGCTTTACTTTCAGGATGAGCCATATCCCACTCATTACCTTCAATTGTTTCTACTATTCTTATTCTTAATCTTTCAGGTGACATTACTTGTCCAGTTGTCGGATCAACATCTACCTGTGGATTAAGTATATTTAAATACATAACTTCAACTTGCTTTGGTCCATTAGCTGTTTGAACAGTTTCAACTTGATATTCTCCTGTTTCTAAGTCTAGTCCATCAATGTTTAACATCATTTCTAAGTCAATTGGTTCAACCGCAGCCCAATGTCTACGAGGTTTACCTGCACTGAAAGCACTATCACTTGCATTTAACATACTTAATGCATTTGTAAATCCATCTCCTAAACTAGAAGGTGAATTTGTGTTCTGAATTCTTTCTGCAAGTTCTATTTGAACTTTGTTTGTACTTGTTTTTGTTACTTTAGTTAATAAAGTTTGTCCTACTTTTAGAGTGTCAAGACTTCCACTGTTTAATTGATTTGCCATTGTTTAATTGTTTTTAATGGTTTAATTTGATGATTTTAAAAAGGTATATCATCAACCTTGTCTAATTAATTCTATAATAATTAAGAGAAATATGCCTACATATGCGCAGGCTAATTCTCTCATTGAGCGTTCATAACTATTTCTCGATTTCATAATCAATATGTTTCATCCATTCATCATAAGTTACAGTTCTTATATCTAACTCTTGTAATTTCTTACTAACTGCTGGATGTGCACCTAATTTTACATTCATTGGTAATAAATAACTAGGTCTTGTTTTATAATTAAATAGTTTATCCATTATAGGATAAAGTATAAGCTTTCTAAATTTTAATCTCATGTCTCTTTATTTATGTTTAGTTAATAGTCATCAGGATGTCTATGAAGTGTGTCGTGTAACTGATCACATTCATCAGACAATTTTTTTACTTTATCTTTAAGCTTATTGTTTTCTTCTAATAATTTAATAACTTTAGCTTGATTATTTATAGTTGCAATTTGTGATTGAACTAAATGTTGTATGTCTATTACAGTTTTATTATCTGCTTCATAGATTAACATTTCATTTTTTACTTTATCTATATTATCTTTCATCTCAATATTTATGTTTAGTTAATGTTTAGGTTAAATAAAATGCAACCGTTGCCTCTATCTCTGGTCGGTTAACTACTAAGCACCAACTAGTATTTATGCTTTTCGTGATTGTTATAAGTTGCATTTTAATTGTAAGAATAAAAGACTGTATCACAACCCATATCTCTATCAAAGTAGGAATATAGCTGAAGGATTTGTCAGTCTTTTGTATATTATAAGCAGTTTGTCTTCTTGCTTAGGAATACGTCGAATATCACGACCTTTCTATGTTTGTGTTATATTATCTTATGGTAATCATTTGATTGATTGCCAAATTGTGGGAAAAAGTGGTGAATGTGACCTGCTAGCCACACTCACACACTCGTAATTATTATGACGAGAGGGCAAAAAGGGAGAAACTCCCTTAACTACCACTTAAGAAACGTAAGAGGCTCGCCTGATTTGGTACGCATAATCTCTCCATTCTCATCAGTTTTGTTGAATGGTATTGGATTAGCTGGAATGTCGAAGCTATCTCCTGCTTTAACGCCTTCGATGATTGGTGCTTTGGTAATATATCCCATTGCATTCTCGCACGAGAACGGATTGGCTTTGTACCAGATGAGTACGTGTTTATCAGTAGTTTTGATAACAGTTGCTGTAAGTGTGTGTGATTGTGACATAATATAGATTTTGAAATTAATTCAGAAAATGGTTCTGAATTAGAATTTAAAGTACGGGTACTTTGAACTCCGTAGGATCGCAGGGGTCTTTGATTGTGCTGGTTCCCACTCTCACAAATATCCCGTTGAAAAAAATTTTTTTTATTTTTAAAATTTAACATTCCCTTAACATAGATCTAAAAAGATAAGTATATATTTGCTATATGAAACAAGTAGATCTGTCCCCAGTAATATATCTTTTTTTAATGATTTCTATATTTTTACTTGCATTGTAATATTTTTTTATTATTTTTGCAGTGCAATAATATCACCCTACGGTAACCAAAAATAGGGAAAGACATCGGATTGTAGTCTCAAATAGAGATAGAGTTTTCTCCGGTAATTGCAAAAGAACGAGCGTATAAGCTTTAGTTAGGGTACAATTAGCACACAGGTAAGTGCGGTGAATTAACATCAGTTTTAGTATCCTTGGGTCCCGTAAAAAGGAGCACTGCTAGAGTGAAATCCAAGTTTGAAATAGTTTTCTAAGGGGGATAATTATATCTAATCCTCACTATTAATAAAATTTTCTTAAAAATATTTGGATTTATAAAAAAATAGTTTATATCTTTGTCAAAAATATATAGACTATGAAATTTAAACCAAGTGGATCGTGGGTTGTCCTTCCAGACCCAACAAAAACAAAAACAGATTCTGGAATTATCTTAGATGAGGATACTGCTCAAAAAAATGCCACTAATATATTAGAGGTTTTAGCTGCAGGTCCGCAGTGTTCTTTTGTAAAAAAGGGTGATACTGTTATGGTAGATCCTAGAACAGAGGCTGTAAGAGGTGAAATAGATGGCACAGTACATTTATTAGTAGGAGAGCACCAACTATTAGGGAAGTGGTAAAAGGAACTGTCACTATTTCTTTAGATGATTACCATGCTTTAATAGAATCTAATAGTAAATCTCTTGAACTAAAAGAAAATTTACAACTTGCTGTAAAAGAGTTGCAAGTATTCTTATCTTTTTTATGTACTAGAGAAGATATAGAGAAGTATGTTGAGGAATTTAACAGACAATCTAAAACTACTAAGATTAATATTAATGGAGGTATAGCTAAAATAGAGACAAAAGATGATTAAAAAATTATTACAAAAATATAAGTTCTTACATTATTTAGGATTACATAATAAAGACTGTAAACGTAGATTATTTACAACTAAAGATAAATGTATATGTTTAAGAACTGGAAATCAAATTTAAATTATGAAAAAAAGAAAAATAACAGTTAATATAGACAGTACTTTAAAATATTTACAGTTATGGAATGGAATATTTAATTTAACTGACAAAGGGTTACAATTATTATCTACATTTATAGATGTTCAAAGTATTACTGAAGAAATTAATATGTGTAGTGTACGAAATAAAAAAGAAGTAGCTAGAATTGCAGGAATTAAAGATCACAATACTTTAAATAATTATATTAAAAGATTTAAAGATAAGGGAGCTGTATTAAAACAAAATGGAGCTTATAAACTTAATCCATTTTTAGATCCACATACAGAAAATGTAGAAGTAACAATTAATAGGGTATGACAAGTGATGATTTATTTTCTATATTGGTACCATCTTATTTCGATATAAATGGATATGAGATAATAATAATACAAGATCCACAAGGTAATTTATTAACTTTAAAAATAGCAGAATATGACAGATGATAATAATGAAGATTTATATAAAAAGGCACCTAGTGTATTTCAAATGCTTAAATCTTTCACTAAAGAAGCAACTAAGTTTATAAAAGCTGGAACACCTATAGTTAGTGAAGAAGACTATGCAGAAAGATTAGATGCTTGTATGTCGTGTAAACATATACAGAAAAAACAAATGAGGTGTGGTTTATGTGGTTGCATGTTACAATTTAAAGCTAGGATGAAAACAACTGATTGTCCAGCTGAACCTTCTAAATGGGAAAAACAAATTTTAAATGAGAAAGATATAGAATATACTAAAAAGCAAGAATCTAATAGAGGGCCTATTATTACCTAATGAAAGATAAAAAAATAATAATACAAACTCTTGCAACTAAATATAATTTACCTTTAAAGAAAATAGAAGAGATTGTTAATCACCAATTTAAATTTGTAGAAAAAATAATAAAAGAAGGAAAGTTTGATAGTATACGTCTCCCATATTTTGGATTATTTTCTGTTAATCCTAAAAGAGTAAAATACTTGACAGATTTAAAAAATAAAAAAACTAATGATTAAAAAGATCTTACAAACTTTTCAAATATTAAAATATAATTCAGATTATTTAAATACTGGGATAGGACCTTATAAACTTATGTTTAAGTGGGAAACTTTGTTTAGATTTATTTTACCTCCTTTTATAACAACATTTTTTTCTACAGTTTATCGGGTTATAAGAAGTAGATTGACAAAACAGACCAGCAGTGGACTTTCTTATATTTTAACACAAGTAAAAATAAAAGAAATTTCTTTTTGTTATTCAACTTATGATAATTTAGAGCAATTAATAAAAAAAGATGGTTTTATAGAGCATGATAAGATATATTTATGGGAGGACTTATTAAAAAGTGTTAAGGCTTATGGGGTAATAAGACCTATTCAAATAGAATACATACCAGAAGCTACAAAGAAAATGAATCTACATGCACCGTATAAAGATTTTAAATATATGATAGAGGATGGAAATCATAGATTAATGATATTAAAACATTTATACGGAAAAGAGGCTTTAATAAAAGTATATCTAAGACAAAGTAATAACACACAAAAAGGAATATCAACTCCATATAGAGACGCTTTAAACAAATGAAAAAAGATTTAATACATATTGTTGATAATGTAGCAACTCCAACTGCTTATACTTTAACGATTAAAGAATTTCAAGGATTAACTCCAGAAGAGTTAGCTTTTATATATTTTATGGTAGATCATAGAAGTCCATTTGCAGTTTATGAATGGGAACAACGTGAAATTGAAGTAAAAACTAGTATCTTTGGAGAAAAGAAAAAATGGTCTCCTTCTATTAAAGTTAAAGCAGGGTGTGATAAATATGAAAAATTAATTGAAACATCTGCAGTTAGATTACTTAAAGCGGCTAAAGAATCTATAGTAAAATTAGAAAAATATTTTAGAGATATAGATCTTACTATGATGGATGATAATGGTAAACCTATTTTTCATGCTAAAGATTTAATTAATAATTTAGAAAAAATGGGGAAAGTAGTAGATGGATTAACTAGGTTAGAAGATATAGTAAAAAAGGAAGAACAAGCCGCTAACACAAATAGAGGTGGCATTGAAGTAAATAAATATAGTATGTAATGGATTTTTTAGAGGATTATGAAATGTATAATAAAGCAATGGAAAATGCTTATGATATAATTACTAAACGTAAAACTTTAGATGATGTTTATTATGCATTAGAAGAGGATGAGTTTGATAAATTCTTTTTACCGTTTGATCCTATACATGAAGATGGTAGATCTGAAGATATAATAGATATGGTTATTGAATATTTTATTAAAACTGAAGAATATGAAAAATGTGCAGAATTAACTAAGATTAAAGAAAGATGCTTAAAGATACAGACAGATTAAGACCTTCTGCACTAACATTTTTAGAGACAGGATACTATACCCCAGCACTTCCAGGCACTAAAGAATACTATGATTTTTGGGATAAAGAAAAGAAAAGATGTTTATATGGGCATAAAGTAGATGAACTTCATATTACTGGATTTCATTATTTTTATTTAAACTATTGTCCTATTGATAGAGCTGTAGATGAGGTATTACCTGATGGTAGTATACAAGCTAGACGTGAGAGAACTTTCCCTAGATTTTATGATGGTGATTATGAATATTTTCATGAGATAGATAAGGCAAGGGGAGATAATAAACATATGATTGTTTTAAAAGCTAGACGTAAGGGATATTCTTATAAAGCAGGATCTATGCTAGCACGTAATTACTTTTTTGTTAAGAATAGTAAGAATTTTGTATTTGCAGCACAGAAAGAATACTTAATTGGTGATGGATTACTCTCAAAAGCTTGGGAGTTTTTATCTTTTATAGATGATCATACCGCATGGGCTCAACCAAGACTAAGAGATAGAGAAATGCATAAAATGTCTGGATATAAAAAGAAAGTAAATGGACTAGAAATTGAAATGGGAATGAAGTCTCAAATTATGGGGGTAAGTTTGAAAGATAATCCAGATAAAGTTAGGGGTAAAGCAGGAGAGTTAGTATTTTTTGAGGAAGCAGGATCTTTCCCAGGATTATTAAAAGCTTGGGAGGTAACAATGCCTACAATGAGGCAAGGATCTAAAACTTTGGGGATGATGGTAGCTTTTGGAACAGGTGGTACAGAAGGAGCAGATTTTGAAGCTATGGAAGAAATATTTTACAATCCAGATGCATATGATTGTATGTCGTATGAGAATATATGGGATGAAGGGGCTATGGGGAGTACTTGTGGTTATTTTATTCCAATTCAAACTAATTTAGATGGATTTATAGATGAACAAGGCAATTCTATAGGAGATAAAGCTATAGAATATGAAAAAGAAATGAGGGAAAAGAAGAAAGGTGCAGCCGATGCAAAATCTTTAGACCAATATATAGCTGAGCACCCTTTCTCTCCTCAAGAAGCTACTTTACAAGTAACGTCTAATCTGTTTGATGTAGCATCGTTACAAGAGCAATATAATATAGTTAAATCAAGGGGATTACAAGCTATAGGAACAGTAGGAAAAATGTTTCATAACTCTAAAGGTGAAGTAAAGTTTACTATTGATGGGGATTTAAAACAAATAATTAAATTTCCACATAGAAAAGATGATGATAAAACAGGGGCAATTGTAATTTATGAAGCTCCTTATAAAAATGAAAAACAACAAGTTCCGCATAATCTATATGTAATCTGTCATGACCCTTATGGGCAAAATCAATCTGCAGATTCTAGCTCTTTAGGGGCAGCTTATGTATTAAAACGCCCAAATAATTTATCTCAACCAGATGATATTATTGTAGCATCTTATGTAGGGAGACCAAAAACACAAGATGAATATAATAGAAATTTATTTTTATTAGCTGATTACTATGGATGTAAAATAGGATTTGAGAATGATCGTGGTGAGGTTATAGCATACGCTAAGAGATATAGGAAGTTACATAAACTACAAGAAGAGTTTGAGATGTTAGATAAAAGAGAACTTAGGAGTAAAACAGTAAAACGTCAATATGGGATGCATATGACTGAAGCAAGAAAGAGACAAGGTGAGATATATATAAGGGATTGGCTTAATACTGTGCGTAGTACTGATGAAAATGGAAATAAATTATTAAATTTGCATAAAATCTATGACCCTGCACTATTGACAGAGTTAATTAAATTTAATCATCATGGTAACTTTGACCGTGTGATGGCGTTAATGATTGGAATGTACCATACTAGAGAATTATATAATGCAGAAGTAAAAGATGTATTAGAAGATAACTCTGCTAATTCTTGGTTTGATAAAAATTATTATTAATATGAATAAATGTAAAGAAAAAGAACCTTATAACCCTCTACCAGAATACTTAACAATAGGACCATCAAGTATTCACGGAGCAGGGATCCTAGCGAAAGAAGATATTCCGGGAGAGGTAGTTATAGGTATAAGTCATGTATATGACCCAAATTTTCAACATAATTATATTAGAACACCATTAGGAGGATTTATAAATCATTCAGAAAGTCCTAATTGTGAGCTTATAGAAGAAGAGGATGGGGAATATAAAAAATTAAAAACTACTAAAAAAATTGAGGAGGGAGAAGAACTCACTTTAAAATATAGTTTATATAACATGTGTGACTATTTGTAGTGATATATGTATAATATAAAGATTTAAATATATACTAGTATAAGAACTAAAGATAAATTTAGTTAAATTTGTAAATTATGGGATACGATAAAATACCGAGACAAAAACTCTCAATAACTAAAAAAGATAAAAAATGGAAAGAATCTTGTGTGGAAGCATTTATAGATCTTTCTAATTCAGGCTCAAGTTATTCTGGTAAAAAAGATGACTTGAAAATATTATATGATTATTATAACGGTGTAATTGACGAGGCGGATTACAAGTACGTATTAAAACCTTATGGTAAAAGCCGTAAGAATTTTCCTTCTGAAATGCGTAATTACCCCATTATCAAACCCATAATTGATCTTCTTCTAGGGGAAAAATCTAAAAGACCTCTCAATTATACCGTTACAGTACAAAATGCTGATACTATTTCTGAAAAAGAGAATGCAAAAACTGAAGTAATTTTTAGAAATCTACAGTCTCATTTTCTTCAAGCACTACAACAGCAAGGTCAAGATGTAGGAGTAGATCCTGAAAAAGAAATAGAATTACCAGAGCATATAGCAGAAATGTTTGAGAATAGCTATGTAGATAATAGAGCTATCTTAGGGCAGAAAGCTATGAACTACATTATGCAAGATCAAGAAATATATGATAAAATTCAAAAAGCTTGGTTTCATTATTTAGTTACTGGAGAATGTTATACACAAAGAGGAGTAAGACAAGGAGAACCATATTATAGTATTCTCAATCCTTTAGATGTAGACTATGATCTTGATCCAGATTTAGAATTTGTAGAAGATGGTGATTGGGCATTAGTTAGAAAATATGTGCACGCTTCTAGTGTAATAGATGCATATTATGATAGTTTAACAGAACAACAAGTTTTAGAACTTGAAGAACCAAGACATTCAGAAAGTGATATTTCTTTTTTATATGCTAATGCTCATAATAGAGATGAAAATGCATTTAGAAACAGACTTGTAGAAGTTGTTAATGTTTATTGGAAATCTAGAAAAAGAATAGGATTTATAACTTATATGGATCCTGAAACAGGCACGGTAGAAGAGATAGAGGTTGCGGATGGATTTAGAATGCCTAGAGAAATGAAAGAATCTGGAGCTAAATTAACTTGGAACTGGGTTAATGAAGTTTGGGAGGGTACAAGAATTGATGGTAGAATGTATATTAACATTAATCCAATTGCTAATCAGAGATTATCCTTAGAGAATCCATCAAAATGTAAATTACCTATTAATGGGAGACGTTATTCTGATATAAACTCTTCTAATATATCTTTAGTTAAACTTGGGATACCTTATCAGTTAAATTACAATATTTATAAATATAGATTAGAACTTGCAATAGCTAGGAGTAAAGATATTATTGCACAGTTTGATATAAACATGATTCCTAAAAAATGGGATATGGATAAGTTTATGTATTACGTAGAAGGTACAGGTATTGCTTGGGTAGATTATAATAAAGAGGGGATTCAATTAAATCCACAACATCAATCTGTCTTAGATATGTCTATTAAGACTATTGCACAGTATATTCAATTACTAGAATCTATATTAATAGAATGGGAAAAAATATCTGGAGTAAGTAGACAAAGACAAGGTGAGATTGGAGCATATGAAGGTAAAGCATCTTCACAACAAGCTATATTACAATCATCACATATTACAGAAGATCTATTTAGAAAATTTGAAAGAATGGAACAAAGAGATTTTCAAGCATTATTAGATTATTCTAAAGAAGCATGGTTAGGAGGTAAAAAAACTATGTATATTATGCCAGATGGTACAACAGACTATTTAGACCTAGATAGTATGAGTCACATGGAAAGTAATTATGGGATATTTGTTTCTGATGCAGGTAAAGATCAAGAAAAACTACAAAATATTAAATCAATGACTCAAGCTATGATGCAAAATGGTGCTAAACCAGGAGACATAGCTGAAATGTTAGATTCTGATAGCTTTACACAAATTAAAGAAAATCTTAAGAAAGCTGACAGAGCACAAGAAGAATTAGAACAAGCTCAACAACAAGCTCAACAACAAATGCAAGAACAACAATTAGAAGCTCAACAAATAGCTGCAGAAGCTGAAGCATTAGAAAGAGAAAAAGACAGACAAAAAGATATTGAAATTGCATTAATTAGCGCTGAATCTAAAAAAGATACTGAAGGTCATACTTTAAATCTTGAAAAAATGATTAGAGATTTTGAAATTAAAGAAAGAGAATTAGATTTAAGAGGACAAGAATTGTCTGAAAAAATCAGAGGAGATCAAGTATCTGAGGGTATTGCTAGAGATGCAAATCAAGTTAAAAGAGAAGACAGTAAAATCAAAAAGGAAATAGCTGCTAAGAATGCCAACAAACGAGACTAGGAGAGAATTATTGAATCGAGCCAAAACTTCTGGGTATCCTGGAAGTATAACTGAAGTATTTCAAGCTGCAGATCAAGGTATAGATTTAATTGAACAATTTACTCAACAGCAACAACAGCAACAACAAATGCAAGTTGCTAATACACCACAAGAACAACAAGTAGGATTAAGGGAACAACATGCTATGGGGAATACTGATGCTAGTATGGCTTTCCCTAATGTACAACCTGGACAATCATTTAATACTGTTGGGATGCAAGCTCCTATTGATATTCAAAAAGTAGATAATCAAGGACATTTAGTAGAATCTTATAAAAATGTACCCCCAGGAATACAAGATTTACCAACTGGTCCATCAGAAGGAACAATAATAGAATCACCAGCATCTTATCAAAAAGGAGGATTTAACTTTAATAAAAAAACTGATTATTCTCAAGCAGCTATTAATGAAAGAAATAAAAATAGAAAAATAAATTGGGGTGGAATAGAAACAGTACTGGGTTTTGGTCCAGGGTCAGGAGAAGTAATTGATGCTAAAAATACTATACAGGATTTACGTAGTGGTGATTATGTAGGAGCTGCGGCTAATGCAGCTGGATTTGTGCTACCATTTGTTCCTGGAAAACTAGTAAAAAAAGGAGTTAATACCTTAAGAAAAAAATGGCATAAGAATCCTAATCCAAAAAGTTTATTAGAAACAAATAAGACAGTTGACCAGGTTATAACTCAAGGTAAAAAAGATATAGAGGGTATGGTAACTAACAATCCTAATAAAATACCTGTATCAAATATAAGTGGATCTAATATAACTAATAAAGGAGACATAGGAAACTTAGGTCCTTATAAAAGACCTTCTGGAAGAGATTTAGTTGATGTTGAAATTTCTCCTGGAACAAATGTTCAAATGTATAGATCTACAGGAGGGGGTAATAAGTATTTTGCTGACGGAAGAACATCACAAGGATTTTATTCTCCATACCTTGGATCAATGGATGGTACTCTTAATACTTCGAGAGGAACAAGATTTATACCAGACTGGCAAGTAAAAACTAAAGGATGGGATAAAGGATATGGTAGTGACTATGTAAAAGATTTAGGACATAAATTAAAGAATATAGATGAGACTGAAACTTTAACTGAAATAAATAAAATAGTTGATAAAGGAGGACCAATTTCTCCTGCATTTGATCCTACAGAACAGCATCCTTTTATATATCGTAAAAAAGGAGGATTTCAAAATGGAGGATTTACTCCTTATTCATTTGATTGGTTAGATGTAAATAAAAAAAGAAAAAAGAAAGATGATAGAAATCTTTTTCTTCAAAGACAAAGATATGCAGAATCAACATTTGACCCTAAAGCGGTAAGTGATGCGGGAGCTATGGGTATAGCGCAATTTATGCCTATTACAATTCAAGAGATGAAAAATAAAAATATAGTTTCAGATAATTTTGATCCATTTGATGCAATGCAAGCAACAAAGGCTCAAAAAAAATGGATGAAATATCTTTCAGAGAGACCTTATATAAATAAAGGAACTGACGAAGTTAAACTAGCAAAACAACTAGCAGGATATAATATGGGAGGTCCTAGATTATTTGGTGTTTTAAAGGCAATGAAAAAAGACGGTATAAATATATATGATGACCTTCACTGGGTTGATAAACTTCCTGAGTATTATTTAGATAAAAAAACTGGAGAACCTATTACTGAAACTACAGATTATATAAATAAAATTTTAAATAAAACTAGTCCTACATTTGAAAGAGATTTTGAAAAAGCTACTACAACAGAGTTTTATAAACCTAAGAGAAAAGGTGGAATTAGGAGAAAATGTAAATATGGGTGCTGGTAAGTGTTATATAATAAAGAAAAAGCCAAAAATAAAAAAACTATAAAAAATATCAATATAATTAGTAAATTTGTAACTTAAAACCAATAAATATATATGGAACCAAATGAAAAAATTCAACTAGACGATATTACCTTCGATGATGTAATTGCAGGTGATGGAGTTGACACAGTTGCTATCGATGAGATCGAGAAGCCTGTGGAAGAAGTAAAAGAAGAAGTAAAAGAAGAAAACCCTACTGATAAACTCGAAGATATTGAGGATAAAGTAGAAGAAGAAAAAGTAGAAGAACCTAAAGTAGAAGAAGAAAGTGAGGTTTTTGCTGATGATGAAAATGATGAAAATGATGAAGATACAGTTGTATCAGAAGTTTTATCAAAGTTAGGATATGAGCTGGAAGGTGAATATGCTGATACATCAGAAGGTTTAGCAGAAATGACTAAAGATGTAGCTTCACAAATGGCTGATGATAGAATTGATGAAGTTTTAGATGCTTTTCCATTAGTTAGACAACATTTAGAATATGTTTTAAATGGGGGAGAATCACAAAATTTTATGCAGGCTCATGATCCTAACTTGGATTATACTAAAATGAGTATTGCACAAGATGATTCAAGAAGTCAAAAAGCAATTTTAGCAAACTACTTTACAGAAAAAGGTCATGATAAAGAATTTATAAAAGAGATGTTAAACGACTATGAGGATTCTGGAAAATTACATACTAAAGCTGAACAAGCAAGAGAAGCTTTAGGTAAAGTTCAAAGTAAAAGAAAAGAACAAATGCTTGTACAACAAAAAGAACAATTAGCAACTCAACATAAACAACAGCAAGAATTTTGGGATGGTGTTAATGATACTATTCAAAACTCTAAAGAATTTGTAGGATTACAAGTTCCTGAAAAAGAAAAATCAAAATTCTTTAATTATCTTTCAACTCCTGTAACAAAAGAAGGTTACACTCAAAGAGATGTAGATCATTCAGAAGCAGATATGGAAGTTAAATTAGCTATTGACTATTTAATGTATAAAGGTTTTAACTTAAAAGATATTATAAAAACAAAGGCTACGACACAAGCAACTAAATCTTTAAGACAAAAGATTTCTAAAAACGAAGAAACTGTAAAAAGTGCTCGTAAGAAATCTAGAGTTAGTAAAAATATAGATTTAGATAGTTTGGATCTTAGCATTTAAAAATACCTTAACAGGGAAATAGGTACCCTATTAAATTTAAATAAAAATGGCAGTAAACGGAACAAATATAAGCGTTCAAAAGACGTTTTACAATGACTCGCAAATGACTGATATGAACAGTCTTGCAAACGCATTGTTGGCTAAGCCTACTGAGCTGTCTCCGATTATTACTCATTTAGCAGGAAAAGACGATAAAAGATTTCCTTTATCTTTCTTAACGGAAGGTGTTGGTAACACTAAATCTATTGACCGCTTAGAGTATGAATATCGTGTGGCAACACATCGATTAAGAACGAGACCAGTAGCAGCGGCAGGGCCAACAGGTGGTAGTATAGGTTTAGGAGGAGCAACTTTTGAGTTGGAATTTCCTGACAAACATTTTGTATTCCCATACGTATTAGTATCTCAATCAGGTACGCAAGCACGTATTATGAAAGAACCAGAGCAAGTAGCTGGTGGATCTTCATGGAAATACACTTTACAATTAATTAACCCATCAGCTACAGCGGTAATAGCAGCAGCTGACTGTGTAGCAGGAGCGTTATTTGCGCAAATGTATGCACCGGTAGGAGTTGACTTCTCTAGAGGTAATGCTTCTAACTGGGAAACTCCAGGTAAAGTAAGAAACAAACTAACTACAGTTAGAAAATCTTACCACATGTCTGGAAACGCTAAAGATTATGTAGCAGAGTTTGCTCTACCAACTAAAGGTGGATCTACTACTAAACTTTGGATGGACTACGAAGAGTACTTACACATGCTTGATTTTAAAGAAGAGTGTGAAATGTACTACTGGTATGGTCAAAAAACTTATGATGCAAACGGACATACTTATATGAAAGATGAGAATGGACAGCCTGTAATCGTAGGTCCTGGTCTTTTAGAGCAAATTGTTGAAACAGACACTTACTCTACAATGACTGAAACAAAACTTAAGAACATCATCGGAGATTTATTTTACTCAATGACTGATGCTTCTAAAAAACAAGTAACTCTTTACACTGGTACTGGTGGAGCTCGTGAATTTGATGAAGCTCTTAAATCTCACTTCTCAAGTAATACTTGGAAAGTAGGAGGCGAGAACAGATTTATCACAGGTTCTGGTAGATCACTAGGTTTAACTGGTTACTTTACTTCGTATGAGCATGTAGATGGACATATGGTAAATGTGGTAAAACTTCCATTATTTGACCATGGTGCAGTTGCTCAAGCTCGTTCGAAGCACCCAACAACTGGATACTCTCTTGAGTCTTATAGAATGGTATTTGTTGATCAATCAAATTATGATGGTCAAAATAACCTACAAATGATCTCTAAGAAAGGTCGTGAGTCTATGAGATGGTGTGTAGCTGGATCTGTAGTCCCTAGAGGATTTGATTCAACTTCATCTAGAGCATCTGATGTTGACGGGGCAAGCGTTCACATGTTAAAGACAGCTGGTATCGCTCTTAAGAGATTTGATACTTCGCTTGATATTACTTGTGTAGCGTCCTAATTTGGCATTAATTTGCGTCTATATATTGGTTTTTGATTAAGGTTGTGGGGAGAGCAATCTCCCTACTTCTTTAATTAATTACATATCTGGGGAGTTATTCTTTACACCCACTAACTAAAACTTTAAAAGAACTATATTATGAGTAAAAAAGTATTTTTAAGGCGACAAGACCTAGGAGGTCATTTGCCTAAAGCAGTAAAAGCCGAAGCAAGAACTAGGCTGAGTAGTGTTTATGTAAATAGACAACCTTTAAAGGGCTTTAGTCCTGAAGAAGAAAAAAAGTATATGCAAGGAATTTTAGATGTATCTCCTGAGCATGTAGATTGGCCAAAACATTCTAAGAATTTTTGGGCTGATTTATCAATACCAGTAGGTTTTACAGGTGTTGAATTAGAAATAGGAAAAGATGATAGTGGAAATCCAATAAGTATTATGGATTACATTAAATATAACTTTGCAGTTAAACATCCTTATGTAGCTTTAACTAAAGCAGAAATGGATGCAGATATTTCTAAAAGATTTTATATTCAAGATCTTACAAGAGAAGATAAGGTTAAGAATAATACAATTAAACTTAAAAAAGACGCTGATAAAGAATTTATTAAAGTCTCTTCTAATGTTAAAAATATGAAAAGAATTTTAAGATTGATGTCTAATACTAATCCAGACAGAATGAATGAAGATCAAATTGAAAATTCTCTTTATGAATTAAAAAATTCTAATCCTACTAAATTTATAAGAATAGCAACAGATAAAAACTTAGAATTAAAAGCTGAAATTGAAGAAATGGTTACAGCAGGAGTTTTAAGACGAATTGGAAATCAAGTTATTTTTATAGATGAAGTACTTGGAGATACATTAGATAATGCAATTGTACATTTAAAAGACAAGAAAAATTCTGGAAAATTAACAATTTTAAGAGCAAAATTAAAAGAATTATCATTAGTATAATATGAATATACAGGATATGCATATAGCAATCAAGCAAGGAGTGGATAAAATAAATTCACTCCAAGCTGATTTGCTTTTATCTGAAGAAATAGATATTGAGCTAAATAAAGCTCAAACAAGATTTATTAATAATAGATTAATTATTAGAGGTGGTCAAGGCTTTGAGGTATCTCAAAAAAGAATTGATGATTTAAGGAGTTTACTTCGAGAATATGAAGAAGGTGTAACTTTTAAAGAACAAATATCTCCTACAATTTTTGTTGACTCTTTTGAATTTCCATCTGATTATTTATATTTAATAAATCAAAGATCTTATGTACAGCAAAATAATTGTGAGCCTATAGCATTTACAATTAAAAATCCTGCTCCAGTAGATGTTAACTATTTCCTTATAAATTTTGACACCTTTGCATTAAATAATAATTCTCAACTTACATCTAGTATAATAGCAGTTGCCGATCCATCAGATTTAGGATTAGGAGCAGCTTTTGTGTGGAACACAGCTAGTTTAAGCTCTTTGATATTTCCACAAGATGTAGAAGATTACAAAAAAGCTTTACTTGACCCTGCGAATGTAGAACCAGGATTTCAGGTATATTGGGAAAAATATTTAGATATAGAAAAACCTAATCATATAATTGTAAAAGTAGATGATTCAGTACACTCATGGTTTAACTGGGATGCCTCAATAACAAATACCACATCTGGTACTAATTTAGTAACACAGATAGTAGGAGTAGGAACAACTACAAGTGGTACAACAACTACTTTAAATGCAGTAGATGATGCAGCAAACCAAACTTCACCTGGAAGATATTTATCTTTATCTGCTAAAGCTTATAGAGAAGCTTCAGCATTTTCTTCTGCAGAGTGGGCAGCTAATAAATTTGTACAGCATGATGATATATTTACTTTACTTAACGATCCTTTTAACAAAACAAAACCTTCTGGTCCATTAACTACAATTAGAAATAATGAAATAGATATATATACAAGTGATATATTTATAATAGAGAAGGTAAAAATAACATATTTAAGAAAACCCCAAAGGATTTCACTATCTTTGGGACAAAGTTGTGAGCTACCCGAACATAATCATCAAGAGGTTGTGGACATGACTGTTAGTAGTATTTTAGAAGCTTTTCAAGACACTAGATACCAAACTAATCAAATAGAGGAAGCAAAAAATAAATAATTATTAATTTTAAAAATTAAAAAAAATGGCAAGACATTTAATAATTGGTGACGGTACTACAAGATCAACAGCTAACCCTGTTGAAGACGGTGCGGTTACTATACAAAAAATGAGTTCATCAGGCCCAACTGATTTAGTTGTAGGAGATTCTATGGTAGATGCTCCACAAATTAGAATTGTAGGTGGTGGTAAAGATGGCAAAAATATTGTAACTCCTTGGATTTATGGGAGAGACGTAATTAACTATGGTGGTAAATCTTATGTTGATCAAACTGCATGTACAGTTACTGATACTATTGCAAGTTCTGCAGGAACAGATGGTGATTTAGTATTAAAACTTATAAAAACTTCAGGTCCTAGACAAGAATTTTTTACTTTTACTACAGCAATTGCATCTGGTACAGCTCACACAGCAGCAGATGCTCTAATTAAAACAGCATTTGAAGATGCTTCTTTAGTAAAACCAGATTGGTTAAACCCAGTTTGTGATGCTACAGCAGGTGCAACAGTTGTATTTTCAGGAGCAGTTAGAGGTGATGTAGCTTACAGTGGAAACACTTGGGATTACGAACCAGTACAAATTAAACTAATCGTAGAAAGCTATAGTGGTACTACACAAACGCATACAGCTTCAGCTACTACAGGTGGAAATCCAGGATACGGTGACGGATTTGCAGTAAGAGCTTTTGAAGAAAGCTTACAAGGTACTCAAGCTGGATACTACATGAGAGGTCACTTACCAAAGCAACCTACTTTAGAATCTGTAACAGGTACTAACTATGATATGTATACTATTGTAGCTACAAAAGACGGAAGTTCATCTTCACAAATCAATGGAGTAGATAATCTTATTGAGATTAATTTAGCAGTTGTTGCAGGTGATGCTGATAGTTTAATTATTGAAAATAAACTAAACGGTTACTTTGCAGGTACTTTTAATGCAGTTACTCTATAAATTTAATTATTAACCTTTAAAAATAAAAAAATGGCACATCCAAAAATGGTAACAGCTTATGCTCAATATGACTTTGCAGTAGACGGAGGAGCAGCATCAACAATTACTCCAGCTATCACAACTGAAGTTCCTAACAACGCTATAATAACAGGTTGTTGGACTCACGTAAAAACTGCTTGTGCATCAAGTGGTTCTGCGACAGTTAAAATTAATGCAGGGGGAGTAGATCTTTCACCGGCAGTAAATTTTGACGATAATGAGCTAGATACAGCTAATCAAGTATCAAATGTATTAACTTTAAATAACTCTGATAAAGGAGCGAAAGCTACTTCAAATGCAGATATTAAAGTTATTATTGCTGCTGCAGCTTTAACAGGCGGAGTAGTTGATATTTATGTTCAGTATTATCAATCATACTAAACATAATTTAATATAAGATTCATAGGGGGCATAGTCCCCCTATAAATCTTTTTTTCTTAAAACTTAAAACATAATCACATGCCAGTAGCATACATTCAAGCTTTACAAGTGACTGCAACTAATGATTGTAATTACATAAATACAGTTGTGTCATATGCAAATCCTAACGCTACATTTCCCTTAACAGGAAATGTTGTTTTTAAATCAATGAATGGGACAATATTAAATGGAAGTCCTATTACTGCAGTTTTAACATCTAGTGGAGATTCTATTAGTATTGTAACTCCAACAGAAGATTTAGGTAATCCTAGTGGGGTAATTAAAGTATCATATGAAATAAGTGGTAATTTATTAGATGAAAATGCTGTATTGCTAGCTTGTGACATAGATTGTTGTTTAACAAAATTAACTAATGAACTAATCGATTGTGCATGTGATTGTCCTAAATGTGCAAGTTCATTAGCAAAAGCACAGAAAATTATGTTGCTTTTAAAATCTGCAGAATATGCTTTAATCCAAGCTGATAATGCAGAATTAGGAAACCAAGAAGGATTTATAAAAGACGCAGACACAAAATATAAAAAAGCATTCGAACTCTGTGACGCTAGTTGCGGGTGTGATTGTTAAAATTAATACATGGCAAAAAAATATTCATCAGGGGCAAAAACAGGTTCTTTAAGTTCTTTATCACAAAGAGCAGGAACTCCTTATGGGCAAGGTAAAACTAAAACTACTACAACTGCTACTACTTTTAATGTTGCTCCTGTTACTCCTACTTCTAGTCCTAGAAAAACTACCGGTAAAACTATAAAAGATTATGTAAGTAATCCATCAGCAAATATGCCTGGAGCAACTTGTAATCCAAAACATATAATAATACAATCTGGAGAATATGTTGCAGGATCTTTTAATCTTGGGGTTAATAATGCAGGATCTTTTATAAGTGGTAATTCATACGGAGCTCCAGTTGCAATTGATGTTAGTAAGTATGTTACAAACCCAACTGGTGCTGTTGATAGTAATTTTGAATCTGTTATCGGTGTATCTGATGTTGGGGGATGGTATAAAGGTGGAATAACTGCAGGAGTAGTATCTGTGGCTGCATCTAGTTTTGCAAATGGTAGTCCTCATATACTTACAGGTAGTAATGTTACTCCATCCGATTCAAAGTTTACTTTAGTTTATCATGCTGATGATTTACGAACCCATGGAATGGTTAGACAGATAAAAGTTGATTTTAGTGATAGTACAAGTAAAACTTTTGATGTTTTAATTCCAGGATACAAAAATACAATGGGTATTGGAGACTCTTTAGCTCAAATAGGAGGACCTGATGCTTTATCTAATTTAGGGGAAATAGCAGCACAAAACTGTGAAACTTGTCCAGGATTGACATGTGTAACTGCTGGGAATGATAGTTTTGGGCATGGTCAAGCATATGCTAATAATAATATTAATGGTGGTTTAGGCCCATTTTTTACTGGTTATGGGACGCAGGGGACAGGTAATAAAGGAATATATAAAATTTTAACTACTGATTTAGGAGCACATCATGATAATGCTGGTTTATGGGCTGAAGGATACCAACCTGATGATTCTGGTAACTCTCTTACATCTACTGGTAACATGGAATCGCATCAAGAAACATGGCCAAGAGGATATTTCTTACATAATCCTCATTTTAGTATACCTCCTATTGATAGGACTATAAATTTTTATACTTCAAATTTCGGAGCAACTGGAATAGGTGGAACTGGTATGCACAGTTTTTATGACTTAATGTATGATAGTTCTTCTATAGTTAATACTACACATCCTAATACTTCGGCAGGTCACCCTTTATTAGCAGATTCTACACAGCATTATAAAGCTTTAATTATAAATATATTACATGATACTGCACATGGTATTCCTAATTGGAATTTCATTCCGGGGAATGAATATTATGCAGATATTTCAGGTACAGTTCCTTTACTTGAAACTACTCAACCTAATTATGTAACTTGGGGTACTTGGGGTACTACTAATACTTCTGATGATGGTGGATACCATTATAATAAATTTTATACTGAGTTAGAACAAGGAGAAGGGGACTATGTTCAGAATCCTGCTAATAGCTATGGTAGTGTTCTAGGAGGAACTTCTCCAAATTCGATGGGATGGATAAATACTCCAACTAGCCAAGAAATGGCTCCTCACTTTTCACAAGTGCAGGTATTTACTGAAGATTTAGATTGTCATTGTAATACACCTGTTAACCCTCCTAAAGCAGTAATTGATATATGTACTGATACTCAAAGTACAAATTACTATTTATATACAGGACACGACTGTGCTGGAAACCCAGTACCAACAGATTTAATGGATAATACAGCAACTTGGGGTCAATCTGGTTGTACAGCTTGTGATTATGAACTACCAGCTGCAGGATTATCAGTATGTACAAAATGTAAATGTGATAGTAATTTTAATGATTTTCCTCAATGGTCAGCTGTTGGAACTGCTCCTACAAGTTTAGGAGGTAATGATGGTTATGGGGAAATTACTATAAATCCAGCACATGCAGGAACTGGGCCTTGGTGGTATATAATTACACCTAATAGTAATACTAGTGCTGGATTAGGTGTAGGAGCTGTACATACTCTTACTGTAAATAATGCAGGTAGTGGACTTTTAAATGGAGTTACAGAATTTGAATATACTTCTGGATCTACAGCTGGAACTAAATTAAGAGTGCGTGCTTATGTAGATACAGGTACAGTACAGTATATAGATACAATACATGAAAAAGGTAGTGAATATGTATTAGGAGAAACTTTAACATTTACACAGGTAGGAGGTAGTGGTACATTTACTGCTGATGTTATTGATGTAAAAGGGGTTACAATATCTATACAAGGTACAGGAACATCTTCGGGTGTTAATACATGGAAAGAGAATCCTCATGAAGGATCTGGAGGAGATGCAACTGCATCTAATGGATTAATAGCTACCCTTGGAACAAATATAATGTTAGCACATAAAGGAGGACCTGCATCTACTAATAATTATGGTGTTAATCCAAGATATGGATGGGGAGCTCTTATTGATGGAGGTACTGGTAATCAAGAAAGTATTTATAATAATGTACCAGGAATGCCTTTTGTGTGGGCTGATTATTTCTGGACTTTAGGAGGAGACACTTCAGATGCTACTGGTATTACTATTACAGGTATGGAGGCAGGTCAATATGCAGTAACTGTAGTAGAAGATATAAATATTGATACTGAAAAAGCAGGATGCTTTTACTCTGATAGACTTACTATTCCTCCAGGAGTAAATAATAACTATGGATGTACAGATAATAATACTGGTACAAATGATGGAGCGGCACTGAATTATGATGCAGCTGCGGCTATTGATGATAATTCTTGTATTTATTGTAGAGCAGCAGATGGTAAACTTGTAGACTATCAAAGTGTAGAATTACCTGTTTCAGGATCTAGTAATCCTGGAGATATACTTACTTCAGCTGGTTCAAGCCATGTTGCTATAGCAGCAACAACGTCTGTAGCCGCTGATGGGTCTCTTGAAGTTGACGAAGAGGCAAACACTATAATGGATTATTACTATAATCAGATTAAAGATGCTGGTAATAGTGTTAATGCTCTTTATAAAATGCAACTTTATAAAAGAGCTAGTTCTGCTCAAACATTAGTTGGAGCAACCCCAGGATGTCTTCATACTAATCTTGCAAGTGTTGGATTTCATGATATATGGACTAATGGTATTTGTGGGGGATTAACATATGGATATTATGCTGTTAAATTTTGGGTTGATGATCCAGACGCTGATCCAGAAGCAGAACAATGTTATCAAGTTAGGTATTATACAGTACCTGTACTAGCGTGTCTTATAGGACCACCTAGTATGCAGGTTGGTATTACTACAGATGGTGTTACTATAAATGATTTAAATTTAATAGTTAATTCAATTCCTAATAATCCTACAAATCCCTGTGCAGCGCAATGTTGCGATACGCCCATCTTATCAACATATAATGTACCTGCAAATTCTACTCCAGGATGTTTTACTCCTGCTTTTAAAGTAGATCAATCTTGTCCAAATGGAATTGAATCATATGTTACAAGTGTAACTCATGATATAGAATTTTTTGATGGGGTCAATTGGAATGTTATTCAATCTCAAGTAGTTGCTACTCCAAGTGGTCCTACACAAACATATAATTATACTGTTTCTATATATAATGCATATGGTCCAGGAGATTATAGAGTTACAACTGTATTAGATTTAACTTTTCCAGGTGGTGTTACTACTCAATGTTTATCAACATCAAATGATGTAAATTTAAATGTAGATGTTTGTGGATGTACGGATCCTGCAGCATTAAATTATGATGCTAGTGCAGTAATAGATGATGGATCATGTATATATTGTGTGTATGGATGTATGGATCCAAACGCAACGAATTATAATCCATTAGCAACATGTGATGACGGATCTTGTCTAGCATGTGTATACGGGTGTATGGACCCTTCTTCAACTAATTACAACCCAATGGCTACATGTGACGATGGTTCTTGTCAGTATGGGGGTGGTTGTGGATGTACAGATATAATGGCTTCAAATTATGGATATGATTGCGCTGGAAATTTAGTAGGTTACCCACCTCCATGTGATGATGGATGTTGTCTTTACGGAGGAGGTAATTGTGGAGGAAATGCTCCATTACTGAGTAATGTAAACGCTACAGATAATACTTGTCCTACAACATGTATTAATAATGCAGGATGTAATTCTAATTTAACAGGTATTAGTGGTGGTCCAGGATATTTTAAACTTAATGTAGATTTTGGTTTAGATAAAGGTGTTGCAATCTTTACATTTAATACTGGACATAGTAATAAGGTTACAGCTCCTTTAAAAGAATCAGTGCCAGATGCAATGAAAATAACATTTGATGGGGTTACAAAATCAGAATACTCTTCCTTAGTAGGAGGATATTTAACAGGATTAGTAGGTAGTCCAGGTAACATGTGTTCAAGTGTTAATAGTTATACTATGCCTATTCATGGATGTAATAGTTGTGCTGATGGCTATGATACAGCTAATATGCCAAATACTGGATTATTAGATGTTTATGAGTTTGACAATACATCACAAACATTTGTTCAAACTTTTAATCAACAGCAAATTTCTTCTTATGGTGCAACTTCTACAGGAGATATAACTGTAAGTATGTGGCCAAGAGCAGGTGCTACTCCCCCTAATATAGGACAAACACCTCACTATCCAACAACATTTAGTCAAACAAGTCATTTCAATAGAAATGGAGTAGCATATATTTCTGTTCCACCTAATACTACAGCTAGTAAAGCAGAAATAGTAGTAGAAGCTCCTTGCTCTTCAACATGGTGGGGTATAAACATGAGTTGTCCTGCACCATTAACAAGCATAACAGCAAGTAGTGCGTCTGCAGGAGTAGGAGCAAGTAATGCTACAGTTGATGCTTTTGCTTTAGATACTCAATATTATCATATTCCAGTTGATGCAGCTGGAGCAACAAATCCAAACTCTACTTATTGGCAAGGAACAGGTAGTGGAGTTGGACAGCAAGCTGGTGTATTAGGAAAACATGATTGGATATTTACTGATGCATATGCACAAACTCCATTACCAGCAGGTTGTTATAAAATGACATCTGAAGGACAAAATTGGAACGTAACTGTAGGGGTGCCTAGTTATAATGATGATGTGCATACAGATACACCACCATCAGGACCTACAAAAGATGGAATAGTATTAATGATGGAAGGACCTTTATAAAATAATAATATATGACTCATATAACTACAAATTCTCAATATTGCTGTAATGTAGGAGACGGTGAATTACTGTTTACTGCTACTAGTCAATATTGTAGTTATTGGACTTTTGAACTTCATGCTCCTGTTTCAGGTACAGTTTACTACTCTGATGGTATAGTATATGCAAACGGAGCAAGTGTTACAGTTACTAATTTACCTATTGGTGTGTATGTACTTAAAGTTATAGATACATGTGATGGTAATTGTTATAGTGAAGAAACTTTTGCTATTGGGTCAGCTTGCCCTAATTGTGGCTGTACAGATCCAGCTGCTACGAATTATGATTTTTCTGCAGTTTATGATGATGGTTCATGTTTATATCCAGGCGGTAATTGTGGATGTAATGATCCTAATGCAACAAACTATAATCCAGCAGCTTTATGTGATGATGGTTCATGTTTGTATGATGTAGTAGAACCACCATGTATTCCTACATTTATTGATGATTTAATTGGAAAATCACAACTTTGTATAGCAAAACGAGGATATAGTTATTTAACTAAGATTAGAGTAGGGCAGGAAGATAGTTGTTCTGAAATGAATTCATGGAAAATAATCTTAATGGAGTATTTATTAAGTAAACAAGGAAATGATTGTATATATAACTGTGCAGATGATGATACAACTTCTTTAACAAATTTACAATCTTGTTTAGATCTTTGGAAAAAAGGTGGATGGTTTACTGGACAAAATCATGTTTCTCTTCTTCCAGGGTTTGAGTTTGCAGATAATTCTCATGAGGGAACTGATGTTATAGATACATTTGGATTTTTTGGTCCAGGTGGTCCAGACTTACGTCCAGGAGATTGGATTAGACTGCCTAGCGGCAATATATATAGATTAAATAATACGGCTCCAAGTCCGTGTCCAGAAGGATGTCATAATCCAGAAACTTTTCAAGGAGCTCGTTCAGGGTATTGGGATTATTGTAATGACTCAATGCGATTAACAACTTTTGATAATAATATAAATTATTTAGATAATTTTAGTACTTTTGTAAATAAGTTTTGTTCAGATTGTGATATTAGATTAGTATCAGATTCTTATACAACAAGTCATAATAGTAGAGGTAATACTCCAATACAGTATAAAAAAACACCACCTTTATCGTCTGACTTTCAAACAGGAGGAAATGATACTATAGAATTTTAAAAATATAATATAATGGCAAAAATAATAGACTTAGCAACATTAGCAAAAACAAGTATTGATAATAATGATTTTTTTGTAATTTCAAATACAGTTACTAGTAATTCTAAAAAAGTAAATGTAGCAGGATTATTTCCTGCATTGGTAACACTCGGTACAGGAAGTGAATCATTATGGTCAAGTATAACTAATAAAAATCAATTAAATTTTAAAGGAATAAAAAGTGGAGATACAGATCTGTTAACTGTAAGTACGGTTTCAGACAATATAGTTCTTACTGCTTTAGAAGCTGGAATAGATTTAAGCTTATGTAATAATACTACATCTCAATTTATGGAAGGTGTAGATTTTACCAAAGTGGTAACAGGAACAAATAATGTAGTAAATGGAGGAACTGGGTTATCTACAATATCTAAAGGTGCTATGCTTTATGCAAGTATTGATGATACAATAGCAGCTACTGCAGCAATGTCTACAAATGGACAATTACTTATAGGTAATGCTACTACAGGAATACCTAGTTTAGCAACACTTACAGCTGGAACTAACGTAACAATTACTAATACTGCAGGAGCAATATCAATTGCAGCTAGTTTATCAGCAATGGGAGCTAATTTAGATATGGGTCCTTCTACTACATATAATATAGATTTAACAAACGGAGCAGGATATTTGTCAGGAGACGGTACAGATGAAGGAGTAACAGTAGATAATGACGGTAAAGTGTTTATGGGAGTAGATGCAAACAAAGCATTCAACAATGCATTAACTCTTGATAATGGTATTAGTTTTGTAACTAATGCTCCTACTATACAACCTGTAGCTACAACATCAAGTACAGCAGGATTAGCTTTATCTCTTAAAGGTGGTAATAGTGCAGGTGCTGCAGCAGGACAAGTAAATATAACTGCAGGAACAGCATCAGGATCTGGACAAGGAGGACATGTATATGTAACAGCTGGTAGAGATACTTCTGGTAGTGCTGACGGTGAAATATATATAAGAACTTATACAGGAAGTAGCGCAACAAATGCAATAATAGTTAGATCAGAAGGTCAGGATGTAGAAATTGCATCAGGAAACTTAATAATGTCTACAAAAGGTATTTATATGAGATCAGCTAGTGCTCCAGATGTAATTAAGTATCAAGGGGCTGAAGCTGAAACAGCTGACGATACTGCAGTAGTAACAGCAACAAATATAAAAGCAGGTATTGTAGTTTGTACACCTACTGCAGATAGATCTAAAGCTACAGATACAGCAGCTAATTTAATTTCAGGATTAGGATTATCTGTAAATGGTGATTCATGGGATTTTAGCGTAATTAATTTAGCAACTGATGGAACTTCGTTTTTAACTTTTACTGCAGGATCAAGTGTAACATTAACAGGTAATATGATAGTTTCTGCTCAAGATACAGCAGAAGATGCATTTACATCTGGTGTAGGTAGATTTAGAGTTAGGAGAACATCTGGATCTGCTGTAACAATATATAGAATAGGATAAAAATAGTATTAACAAAAACCAAATATAAAAATGATAAAAATTAACGCAACAAAACAAGAGTTTGTAAACATGATTACTGGATTATATCAAGTTCAAGATATAAAAGGTAAAGAATTTAGTTTAGTAGTAAGTAAAAATATTGATATACTTAAAACTGAACTACAAAGTTTAGAAGATGCAGCAACTCCTTCTGAAGAGTTTATGGTATTAGCTAGAGAAGTTAATCAATTAACTAATACTGAAGGAGAAGAAGCTAAATCTAAGATTGATAAACTTGAAGAAGAAAATAAAGAATTAGTTGAAACTAGAAGAGTTCAAATGGAAAAAGTTAAAAATATGATGGATGAAGAGTTAGAAGTAAAACTTAATGTGATAGATGAAAATATTCTTCCAGAAGATGTGACAGCTAAGCAAATTAATGGAATAATAAAACTTATAAAATAATGGCAATAAGAACAGAACAAGATGCACTATTAAATGATGTAAAAAACAACACAGGATCAGCAATACAGCCTAGTGAAAGTATTATTATAGATGATACAGTTGAACATACAGGACCATATTTTGCATTAACAGCTTTAGCAGAAGCAGTTATTGATAGTTCAGAATGTACAACAAATATTACTGATGTACCAGCTACTTTAACTATCCCTAAAGGAGTTACAATATATGGTAATTTTCAATCTATAGAATTAGATAGCGGAACAATTATAGCATATAAAAAATAATAAATGTTAGGATTAGGAGCATCTTTAACAACGTCAAGTGTAATAGGTTGGGATCCAAGTGAGCTTGGGTCTAAGCTAAAAGTATGGTTAAAATTTAATACTAGTGTTACAACTACTGTTATAGATGACGAGAATCAAGTTACTTTGTGGCGTGACCAATCAGGAAATGGCAATAACGTAGCTCCATCTTCAGTTGAAGACAAAAATGAAATGCCAAGATTTATGGATGGTGGGACTATAAAATTTAATAGTAATACAGATAGTTTAATATTTAACTCAGCTTTAAGTTTAGGTAAACTCGCTATATATTGGAAAGCGAATTGGTCTAACACTATTAGTGCGGATGTACCTTTTGAAGGTAATAGTAATAACTTTATAAAAGTTAATAGCCCAACAACACTAAGAGTCAAAGCTGATAGTCAAACTCGGGAAGATAGTACTATTAATGAAATAACTGATGATGGAACTACCCCTGTAATTTTAGGTTTAGAAAGAAATGGAGATGGAGATTGGGCTGTTTATAAGGATAACACTGCAGGGACTTGGTCAACAAGTAGTCCCAAAGATGGTAATACACCCATATCAAATACTTTAGACTTAACGCAGATAGGAGACGGTACTGCTACCTCTGATTGGTATGAAGTAGTAATCTGTGATGATGTTTTAAGTACCTCTGAAAGAAACGAACTGTATAACTATTTAACAAATGTTGAATAAATGAAAAAATTTTTAATATTAATATTATTAATCATAGTGTCTTGTGCAACTCCAAAACAGTGTTGTGCACAAACAGATTATACAACATATTTAAAAGATTTTGATTTACAAAAAACAATAAAAAAACATTTAAAATTCTCTACAGTTTATGGAGCTGTAAATGGAGGAACCTCTGTTTCAGATGTAAAAATATTCTCTGTTACATCTGGACAATTAGAAGAAGGATTAATAGAAACACCTTATGATTATTCTTTAACAGTAGGTATTCGTAAAATAGCTAGATTTGGATATGAAAATAGAGCTAATACATTTTATGATGGTACAGAATCTAACTATACAGATGCTGCTACAGTAGGTAAAGTACAAGGATTTGAATATTTATTTGAAATGGATTATGCTAGACAACAGGGTGTAGACTATATAGATCAACACCACTTTATTAGATATAGTTCTGATGATAATTGTGATGGTCCTTTTTGTATAGATCATTTTGCTGCTAAAATAGAATACTTAAAAGACGGTTTTGCAGATGTAGAATATTTTGAGTTATCAGAAAGATATAGATGGAAAAAAGATAAAAATTTAGCTTTTAGTATAGGTGCTGCTCACAGATTAGCAGAGCCTTATGGATATGACCCTCTAGCTGAATGGGTATTATCAAACGGAAGTTTGCATTATACTTATTTAGCAATACAAGAAGGTTACACTATAGATGTTTATAATAGTGAATATAAAGACCCTAATGGCAATGTAGTTGCTATAAATAAAGAGGTCTGGGAAGAAAATATAATACCGCAAGTATTAGCAGATTATTCCCAAAAGAAACGAAATAAACTAAGTAGACAAATTCAACACTCAATGATTATTGGATTTGATTATTATCACTATACTAAAAAACAATGGTTACATGCATGGGGTAACATACTTCCTTATCATTATAATGATGGTAGCGAATTTTCTTATCATAATTATATAGAAGAAGAGCAATGGTATGATTATTCTGCAGGTTTAATATATGGAGTAAAAGTAGATAAACATTTAGGTTATTTTGTAGAAGGAAAGTACAATAAGTACTGGAATCGAGAATGGTATGATTTTAAGTTTGGTGTAAATTATACTATTTTTTAACTTAACTATTAAAAACAAAATTAAAACATGAAAAAATTATTATTATTAACAATTACAATTTTAACAACAATTTGTGCCTCTGCACAATTTATGGCGATAACAACGCTTAACAAAGTAGATGGTATAAAACCAACTCCTCCTAATGCAACTGAAGTATATGAGGGAGATGTTTGTCCTACTACAGAAACTGATGACTCATATAACATTACTGATAAAATAGGTATTGGTTACCAAGTTAACGAAAAGTTAATGGTAGGTATTACTAAAGATGGTGATGATGCATATGAATTATTAGGTCGATATATAATTAAAGATGCTATGTGGGCTACATGTATATATAATCATGAAAAAGATTCTGAATCTGAAATGACAGATAAATTAGAATTAGGTGTAGGCTATTCTCTAAATATATGGAGAAATTTGTATATAGAGCCTAATTATACAATGCCTATGAAAGAAGACGAAGATGGAAATAGAGAAGGAAATTTTAACTTAAGTTTTTCTTATAAATTTTAAAAATGTATACTTATAACATTAAATTAGATAGAGTTGTTGATGGTGATACTATAGATGCTATTATAGATTTAGGATTTGATGTTAGTGTAAAAAAAAGAGTGAGGTTCTTAGGGGTTAATACCCCTGAGTCCCGAACTAGAGATTTAGAAGAAAAGAAAAGAGGATTAGCTGCAAAAGATAGAGTACAAGAATTATTAGACGGTGCTAATACTATACAATTAAAATCTCATGGAGTAGGAAAATATGGAAGATGTCTAGGTGAGTTACATATAGATGTAGTAGATGGAAAAGAAAAAGTGACATTAGAAAGTGTTAATGAATTATTAATCAAAGAAGGCCATGCAGTAGAGTATCATGGTGGTAAAAGATAAATTATGAATTGGATAAATAGCTGGAGACAAGGAAATAAAAAAGATAATATCTATGATATATCTATTAGATTAGGGAGATTTACAGTATTAGAATTATATTGTAATCCAGGTGTAGAGCACAGATGTATTATATTAAATTTTGGATTTGAAATATGAAAATAACTAATCAACAATTACACGAAGAATTACAAGATCTTAAACAAGATATAAGAGATATTAAACTACGTCTTTTAGATCCAGAAGATGGCTTAGTAGTAAGAATAAATAAAAATACTAGTTTTAGAAAAAATACTAGAATTGGTTTATGGGCTGCATTTACGGCTATAGGTGGATTATTAGCAGAAATAATATTAAGAAAATAATGGCAAAAGAATTAAATGAAGATACAGGATTTAATGTAAGTATTAAAACACTTATAGCTATAGGTTTTGCTATGGCAACAATTATAGGTATGTGGTTTGCTCTTCAAGCAGATATAGAAGAGGCAAAAGAATTACCTGTACCTCCTGCTCCTGATGTAACACGTATGGAGTTTGATATGAAAGATCAAATGATACGTACTACTATTCTGACAACACAATCTGATGT